CAGTTAGAGATACAACAGCTTTGTTATAAAATGATGACGTGTTTCAGTGAATGGGCTCCGCAGATCGCTGATTGGTATGAGAAAAACCGACTGAGCAAAGGGAGGCTCGCACCTTGAAAACAGCAATCCGTATCGCACAAACCGTTACATTAACCTGTGATAAATGTGGCAAGTGTTTTGAAAGAAACAAGACAGTACATAAAAATAATCTTCGTCGTGGCCGCACCAAAACCTACTGTTCTCCTGAATGCAGCGGTAAAGTAACTAGAACAAAACCTAAGTACAACACTGATACTGATAGGATCAGCAATGCTCGGTCCGCATATAAAGAAGTGTGTACACTCTGTAACGAACAGGCTGTCCGTACTCTCGAATCAAGGATTACTTCCCTGGGACACAGGCGCAGACGTAAAGTTTGCGACAGTTGTGGCAGCAGGCACACTACGTATGAGGTACCGGCTGAGTTTTACAAGTCAAAAGATTCTTTTATATGTATGTCCTGTAAGTTCAGTGTAGGTAATCAGTGCTCCTTTGGTTTACCCGAGTACATGACAGTGGAGTCTGGTGACTGTAACATGCATCAAGAACCATGACCGAATTTTTCATGTCTACCATCCCAGCATTCAGAACACCAGAAGACAAGCAGCTCTTCGATCAGCTCTTTACGGCAAAGCTTGCTGAGTATCGTAGTTACTTTCTACAAACAGCAAAAGAACTCCTTGGTTATTGGGATGCAGATGCATTGACTTCTCAACAGCTTGACTTTCTTTCCTCTGTAACGAGCAGCATGTTTTATGCGGCTCAAGAGGAACTTAAGATTCAACGCCCTGAATACAAAGAAGATGATGAGCTTTTTTACTCACCCTTCAAGGTTAAAGATTGGGTTAAAGAAGCTATCGCTGAGGCGAACCAGGGGGATCAACAATGAACTCCAACCCTGAATCAAATCTTACACTTGTTTACAAAAGTAAATGGGAAAAGCAAGGGCGAGGTACTGGTTTTATTTTTGGTGTAACCATTCCAGAGCAAACCATCATGATGGAACTACCTGATGTTGATGAACTTACATCAGTTCAAGTAACCAGGTGGTTCATTCAATTCCTTGGTGCCTTAGGGTATAACACCCGTGTCATTCAAAAAGGATTAGCTGAGAACCTGTTTGCTGATGGCATCAGTCGTGAAGAACAGGAGTGGTTGTCAAAAGAATATGAACTTACTTTTAATGAAGACTTAGATAAATATTATACAAACAGAAAAGAAACTGAAGCAGAATGGGACCGCATCAATAAAAACCGTGGTCCCATGGGCACCGTACTCACCACTGAGGAATCAACCAATGACTAAAATCAAATTCAATGAGCTTGCTACAGAAGCAGGTAAAAGTTTTGGTCCACTGAAACGTATTGGTCTTGCCATTATGTTTCTTCTTGCGCCAGGATCCACATTGGTAATCTTTGCTAAGACATTCCTTCAATTAGCTGAAGATTATGATGATAATCAAATGAAAGAAATGATGGAGGCAATTAAGAATGCCTGATATCTATCAAGCTGGTACTGAGGTCTGGGCAGAAGTAGAAAGCTGGGCAGAAAATCCTCGTTCCATTTCTGACAAGTGTTTCTTGGAGTTACGTTCCAGGATTGAATACCTCGAAGAAACTTTAAAAGAAATTGCTTTTGACCAATTGACACAACTCTCTCAAGAACTTCAAGGTGATGAGCACAAAACTCTCGTCACTAAAGACCAAGCCCACGCTGCACTGTGGGGATTACTCTCTGGTGGAGATGATACCAAGGAGTTCTTCCAAGACATTGAAACCCTCTATTCCTTTATTAAACAACAACCATGACTGACCAACATCCAATTACTCCATCGCCAGAGCTGATTGAGTATTGGATTGAACTTTCTCGTCCTAGTGCAGTTGGTTATGCTGACCCCAACAAGATAGCAACACTTGCTGCCCGCTGGGGCGCTGATCAGGAGCTGGAGGCGTGCCTATGCGAGGTCAGCTTTCTGAATAGTCGAGCCCTTGCCGATCGCGTCCGCACCAACCGCCGCCCCAAGTCGCCGTCCTTGAAGGAGCGAGCACTTCAGGCAGCACAGCGTTTCTACGCAAATGACTACGTCCACGACGAAGAGGTAAAGGATGACTTTGACACCATCTGCCGCGCACTGGAGGCTTTACATGACTGACTACAAACAACTGTGCGCTGAGCTGGTTGATGCCATTGACAGTGGTATTCCCACGGATCGGATGCACTCGTCTCCCCTGGTGCAGCGCACCCGCGCCGCCTTGGCCGAGCCCGAGCCGGAGGGGCCGACGGATGAGGAGATCATGGAACTTATGCCACAGCAGATGCGTGATGATCTGGCTGCCGCAGCGCGTGCCATGTCAGGGTTTGATCCTGACAACATCAAGGCCGCGTCCGTCTTTCGCATCATCCTCAACCGCCATTCCGTGGACCACGCCCGCGCTGTTCTCGCCCGCTGGGGCAAGTAGACAACATCTCTAGTTGTTCAGCAACACACGCATTAACCTAAGTGTTGTTCGCGTTGCTAAACATAAAGCCTGTTCTTTGTCCCGTCATTTGATCTCCATGGATTTTATTGCAACTTTTCAAGTGCCAGTGTCGTTTCTTCTTGACTCTGAGCAAATTAAAGAAGCACAAGCAGCACTTAACACTTACCATCTTGGTGATCCTGAGTGCAACCGCCTGAATCCAGAAACTATGCAGTACGAACCAAAGTATCCACACAAGGAAACTGAAGAGTTTAAGAAAGCTGTGGGCGACATTAAAATGACTCGCACAGTTTCTCTTACGGTTGGACTGGATCGCAAAGGCGGTTTGTCAATTCTTTAGCCAGAGCCAGCAGCCCGATCAACTCTTATGCTTAATAGCCTCTCTGATCTTGAATCCCGCATCGAAAACCTTGAAGCGCTGGTTCACGAACTGCGCGTTGGCTATTTGCGAATAGCGAATGCCGTAGCAAATCAACTGCCAGATCGCACCAAGTTCTTTGCTGACATCATTCCAGATTCCGATGACTGAATTTTCCCCAGCTGCTAAAGCGATACTTGACGCTGCGTTTGCCGTTGAAGACGAATGGGACACTATCCCAATGATCGCCGCCGCCCTGCACGCCGCCGCTGACCAGCTATTGGCTGTGGAATGGAACGGGCAAATACCTGCCGATACAGAGCATCAGCTTGGTATTAACTGGGCGCGTGATGCGTTGCACGTCCTTGCTAACGAGCTTGAGGCTCATTAACCTTGCGCTGGTAGCCAGAATGGCACCATGAGCATTCTTGACCTTTGCCCTGGCGGTCTCTTGTTACAAGAGCCCGTCACTGTCTTGTCAGACAAGGACTGGTCTCCTTTTGCTGCTCAGCTCTACGAATCACTGACAGGTCCGCAGCGTGCAGTTTGGGATAGCCCAGAACGCTTCAAGCTGCTTTGCTCTGGTCGTCGTTTTGGCAAGACCTACCTCTGCATCGCCCGTCTAATTGCATGGGGCATTGAGCACCCTGGCAGTCTCAACTGGTATGTGACTCAGAACTATAAGTCAGCCAAACAGATTGCATGGCGACAGCTTCGGTCAATGATCCCGTCTGAGATGTTCGCCAAAAAGAATGAGGCAGAGCTAAGCGTTGAACTAACCAACGGCAGCGTGATCGCTTTGAAGGGTGCAGAAAATGCCGATGCTCTCCGTGGCGTTAGCTTGTCCAGCTTGATTGTTGATGAGGCGGCTTACGTCAAGCAAGAAGCCTGGGAAATGGTCCTTCGACCTGCGCTTTCAGATCAGGGCGGTCCTGCTTGGTTTATCACCACACCAGCTGGCCTGAACTGGTTTCACGATCTGTGGGAACAGGCGCAGGAGCAGGATGATTGGCAGACCTTTAGCTACACCACCGTTGAGGGTGGCAACGTCCCGCCTGAAGAGGTGGCCGCGGCCAAGCGCACGCTGGATGAACGCACCTTTAGACAGGAATACTTAGCCAGCTTCGAGACGTTGACCGGTCGGGTCTATCCCGATTTCAGCGATGACAACATCAGCGCCGATGTGGCAGATACTGGCGGCGACATCCTCTGGGGCACCGACTTCAACGTGTCTGTCATGGCTGGTGTGTTGGCTAGCCGTGTCGGTGACACTATCCACATTTGGGATGAGGTAACGGTCAAGCAGTCCAATACTGATGAGGTCTGCGCAATGCTTCAGCAACGCTTCCCTGATCGGCGGATCGTTGCTTACCCAGACCCAACGGGTTCAGCTAGGAAAACCAGCGCTGCTGGTGAAACGGATCACGGCATCATTCGCAAATATGGCTTCAGCTGCATATCGCCTAAGCATCCATGGGCGGTAAAAGACAAGATCAACGCAACTAACTGGTTATGCCGCAATGCTGCTGGGCAGATCCGTTTGTTTATCCATCCGCGCTGCAAGCACACGATCAAGGCGTTGAAGAACGTGACGTACAAGGAAGGTGCAGAGGATTATGTGATCGACAAGACCGCAGGCATCGAACACTGGACCGACGGTCTGGGGTATCTAGTGCTGGGCGCGTTTAACCAGGTCAAGCCCTGGCAGACAGGTTCTACGGGTTGGTCCGTGTACTAGGCAGCCATCCCTGGCTGATCCACAGTTGGATCTGACGCTTCAATGCGAAGTTATGGCGCATCAGACTGATCGCCACTTCACGCACGTCATCCACTTCAGTCAGGCTTTCAATTCGACGAAACATCAAGGTCTCTTCAAACTCAGCAGCAAGGGAATAGCGATCCATAGTGCCTAGAGGTTGCCACCCTAAACTTAGAGAAGCTGTAAAGAGTAGGTATGGCACTTTGGTGGCCTGGTCCATGGGGACCGATGAGTGCAGTAGATCCTCAGGAGCTTAAAAAGAAGGAAGACGCTAAGGAATCAGTAGATGAGGCACCAACGCCTCGTCGTCGTCGCACCGTTAAAACTGAAGGTTGATGGCATATTCCGACTCGGTATCACCGGTCAAGCATGACGGCTGGCTAGGCGCTAGTGGTGGCTACATCACGGGTCGGAATAACACGGCTCAGGATGATGACCCATCACATCCGATTAGTGCATATTTTGCGCAGATGCCAGCGTGGCAGACAATGCAAGCGGTTCTGAAGGGCAACCAGTACCTAAGAGGTATTGCGCGGGAATACATCCCAGTTTTGCCTAATGAGACTGATGCCTGCTATCAGCGCAGGTTGATGCAAGCGCTGTTTACCCCGTATACATCACGGGTGATCGATGCGGCGATTGGCTTGATCATGCGTAAGCCGATCACGCTAGAAGGCGGTGACGAGGGATTCTGGGAAGAATGGAGCCAGGATTGCGACAGGCAGGGCACTGATTTTCAGGAGTTTGCCCGTAAGTTGCTTACGTCAAGCATTGGCTATGGTCACGCCTCGATCATGGTTGATTATCCGAAGAAGGCTGGCATTCGGACGTTGGCGGATGAGCGTAACGCCAAGCTGATGCCATATTTCACGATGATCGAGCCCTGGCAGATTATTGGCTGGCGTCAAGATCGCCGCAAGTCTGGCGCACAGCTTGAACAGGTCAGGATCAGGGAATATACAACACGTCCTAGGGGTGAGTTTGGCGAAGAGATCGTTGAACAGATCCGCGTGTTGGAAAACGGTAGCTTCAAGGTGTTTGAGCGTAAGGAATCAGATGCGAAGTGGGTACAGGTAGAAGCTGGTCGGACTAGCTTGCCTGACATTCCTATTGCGACAACGTATTCAGAGAAGAAGGCGACGTTTATCAGTGAGCCGCCGTTGTTGGATGTGGCGTATATCAACCTTGCGCACTATCGGCTTCAGTCGCAGCACCTCAATGCGTTGACCGTGGCAGGTTTTCCATTGTTGGTGCTTAAGGGGTATGACGACCAGGGGCAGAAGCTACAGCTAGACGTGAGCAAGGCTATTGCCATGCCTGTTGAAGGTGGCGTTGAGTATGTAGAGCCTGCTAACCAAGCATTTCAGGCGTATATGGATGAGCTGGAAGCGTTAGCTAACCAGTGTTCCAACCTTGGTATTGCTGTGCTGGCACAGCAGAAGATGGTGGCAGAAGCTGCGAAGAAGGCACAGCTTGACCGCGCGGATACCAACTCAATGCTTGCCAATATCAGCTTGGACCTAGAGCAGTGCTTACAGAAGGCGGTTGATATGGCCGCGGCCTATGCAGGGCAAGAAGCACCTGTTGTTGGGCTGTCTCGTGACTTTGATGTGCAGCGAATGGATTCCGCAGAGATGGGCGGTGTTGTTCAGCTGTTTAATGCTGGCATCATCGATCATGAGACAGCTTTGCTGATGCTGCAT